AGGGGCCGACCAGGGCAACAGATAATCGGACTCTGGAACCCGATATCAGAGGAACACTGGATTAAAAAAGAAATAATCGACAAACAGGAATGGGAGGAATTACCCAAATCAATCCCCGGGAGAAAATACAGCGAGCTCGACGCTGACAGCTTCATCCATATAAACAAAGGCAAAAACACGATTTTAATAAAAACCACATACAAAGATAATTACTGGATTGTTGGCCACCCAGACAACCCGAAGATTGGATTCAGGGATGAGCACGTCTTGGCCGACTTCGAGATGGACCGCCTCCACGATTACCCATATTTCAGAGTTTACGCGCTCGGAGATTGGGGCAAGCTCGACACGGGTGCAGAGTTTTACAAATCCTTTAACACGGCAAACAATACAGAGCCGATCACATACAACCCGGAAATGCCGCTCCACCTTTCCTTTGATGAGAACGTAAACCCATACCTGAGCTGCAGCATTTGGCAGGCAAGCGGAAACCACGTCTGGCAAATCGACGAAATCGCAATGGAAGCACCCAGGAACACCCTCCAGGACGTAATCACGGAATTTGAAAAGCGATACTTTGCACACCGCTCCGGCATTTATATTTATGGGGACGCGACCAGCAGGAAGGCCGACGTCAAACTCGAGAAAGGCTCCAACTTTTTTACTTTAGTAACCAAGGGACTCGACAAATTCATGCCAAACACCAGGGTGCCGCTTTCCAACCCATCGGTCCTGATGAGGGGCATTTTTATAAACCAGGTATTCCAAGGCAGGATCCCGGGAGTAAAAATTACAATCGGCCAAAATTGCAAAAAGACAATTGAAGACATCCGTTATGTAAAGCAAGCCAGCGACGGCACAAAGTTAAAAGAGAAAACCAAGGACGCGAAGACAGGAGTCAGCTTTGAAAGATACGGCCACCTTTCGGACACCATGGATTACTTCGTTTGTTTTTACTTGAGCGGCAAGTTTAACGAATTTCAACACGGAGACAGCACCGGCAAGCGAGTGTCACTCCGGGCAAAAGACGCCACAAACCATTAAACCACATAAAATGAAAAGAGCATCAGAACCGAAAAAACAACACATGGTCACAATTTACCAAAACGACGGATGCCCGCTGCGCTCATCAGGCAACGCCGAAAGAAACCAGCCATGCGGATGCGGGAGCGGAAAAAAGGCGAAGCGATGCTGCGGGATGGAAACCAGATACATGCTCACCGGCAAAGCCCTCGACAACCACATCCGGAAAATTCAGGCAGCGAAGGAAGCGGAAGCAATAAAAGAAAAAGCAAAACAACTCCAGGAAGGAGCACTTTAATAAAACATAAATATGCCATACATCACCACAGAAGACCTCAAAGCCTTTCTCGACGAAAGGGAGATCGCAGCAATAAAACGCGACTATGAAATCGACGGGACCGACAAAATGCCCGTCGGCATAGCATACGCGGAAAATTACGTAAAGGACCGCCTCGGCTCCCGCTTTAATATGCCCTCGGAATATTCAAAGACCGGAACCAACCGATCCAGCACCCTGCTCGAAATAATCGCGCACCTGGCAATTTGGAAACTGACCTCCACATTTCCAACAGTACAACTCGACGGCAAAAGACATTATTTTTATGAGCAAGCCTTAAAGCGCCTCGACGATATCGCCACCGGCAAGCTCGAGATCGGACTCCCGGAACTTGCCGTGCCATCCACCGCCGGGAACGTAGTTTATGGACATAATGATAATTTAGAAATTCTATACTAAAATGGCAATATTTGGAATGGCAACTCGCAGAGAGGTGGCCGAAACAGTAAGCAACGCCCTGGCAGCGGCACGAAAACAGAAAAGCATCGCCAACGAAATCAGCATCGCAGCCCTTGACAGGACAAAGGCCGACATCGCCAAATGGAGAACAGCCATTGAGGAATGGGAAGACGAAAGGCAGCCGGACCGATATGAGATGGCGCAATTGTACCAGGAGATCGAAATGGACGACAGCGTCTCCACCCACGTAAACGCGATCAAGATGGCCATCGAGGGGACCGAATACGAAATCGGGACTGTAAACGGCGAAGACTTCACCCAGGACATCGAGCTGACCAAAAGAATCAATAAAGGGTTTCTGCAGGCAGTAATCAACCAGGCAATCGACGCCGAAATGCAGGGCTTTAGCTTGGTAGAGGTAATGCCAAGTGAAAACCACAGGGCAAACGACCTGAACCTCATGCCCCGGCATTTAGTAATCCCGGAAAAGGGACTTTTAAGGATCAGACCGCAAACAGAGATCGGGGCCATAAACTACACGGATCCCAAATATACTGCCCGACTTTTGCAGTTTGGGGACAAAAAGGACAAAGGGCTTTTTAATAAGCTGGCCGTGCTATACATCTACAAAAAGAACGCGCTGGCGCTCTGGGCCAATTATCAGTCTAAATTCGGGATCCCGCCCGTAATTGTAAAGACCGACCTGAGCAACAAGCAGAAGGTGGAATCCCTCAGCGCCTTTCTGGGAGAGATGCGGAGCAATAGCTTTGCACTTGTAGGCTTCGACGACACGGTCGACGTTTTGCAGGGAGTGAACACGGACGCTTATAACACCTTTTTAAATTTGATCACGCATGCCGACAAGCAGATCGCCAAGGTTCTGGAAGGGCAAACCATGACCAGCAACGATGGAAGCTCCAGGAGCCAGGCCGAGGTGCATGAGAGAATCGCAGACGAATGGCATGTGGCCCGACTTCGCAGAATAGAGAGAGCGATCAACGAACAGCTCCTCCCGATACTAATCGCGGACGGTTACCAGCTCGAGGGCCAGATCTTTAGATTCAAAGAGATAAAGGACGTCGACGCAATAATCGACAGGGTTGTCAAACTAAAAGAGGCGGGATTTACCGTCCCGGCCGATTACCTGGGCCAAATAACCGGCCTGCCATTGGAGGACGCCCCAGAACCTGAACCAATAAAGGCCCCCGGGTTTAACAAGGATGAGCAAAGGAAGGCAGCCGCGATGCTGGCCCAGATAGACGAACTTTATTACAGATCCGCGCATGCTTCTGAATGACCTCGAGATAAAAGCCTTAGTTGAGGGAGTATGGACCGGACGTTACGACCGGAGCAAACTCCCCGCCTGGCTATTTGAGAAAACCGCCGGTGGACTCCAGGAGGCTGCGGAATTCGGATGGGGTAATAAATTCGGGCAAGGGATGCTCAAGGATATAAACCTCGAGACAGCGCTCCGGGATAATATTTACTATTTTGCAGCCAGCAAGACAGGATCCCAGCTCACAGCCATGCACCAGATGATGATGGCCGCCGCCAATAAATACCAATTTGTAAAGAGCGCCGTCCAGCTTAACGAAATGTGGAACCGGCATTGGTATGAAACAGAATTCACCACCACGCAAAGAATCGCCCGCTCCGGGAGGGAATGGCAAAAGATAGAGGAATCAAAGGAAACCTTTCCACTTTTGCGATTTATAGCAGTACAGGACGCGAACACCCGTCACAGCCACGCGGCCATGCATGGAGTCACCAGGCCCGTGGATGACGAATTCTGGAAAACATACTTCCCTCCTTTGGATTGGAACTGCCGGTGCAGAGCGGCACGAATCAGCGAGGGAAAACCAACAGAGGTCAAACCAGAACAGCGCCCGCCGATAAAGGACCAATTCAGGGAGCGCGTCACCGATTCAAAAAAGATATGGCAGGAGACACATCCTTACTTTGACCTCCCACCGGAAGCAAAAACAGCGGCCAATCACCTGGCCGAAGTAAAGATCGCCAAACAGCCAGCGCCAAGGCCGACACCAAAACCGAAGCCAGCACCGAAGCCGAAACCGATCAAGGAGGCGCCCGCTTATAAATTTGAATTACGAAAACTCGGGCAAACATTGGCCGACGAATTCCCAGGAGTGAAAATCAGGCTGGATCCGAAACTGACAGAGGCGGTTTATAATAAGTACATGTCCGGGTTTGACATGGAGACATACTTTAAAACCACAGTAAAACAACTAAAGGGAGCAGGAGTCGGCGTCGAGAAAATACAGGTCTGGATGGACGATGGAATCAGATTTTTAATTGAGCTCACACCAGGACCAGAGGACCAAGGCGCCACAGTAATTGAAAGAGCCTTTAAATTAGACAAAAATAAAAAAAGATACGTGTCCCATGAAATGATGTTCCTGCCTAAAGCCAAGCAAGGCGGCGGATTAAGTAAACAGCTTTTTAATACCATGTATGACCAATATAAAAAGGCAGATATAAAAACAATTTTAGTCCATGCAAACGAC